AACTGGGACAGCAACCTCAACCCCTACTTTACAGACAAGACCGTCATCATCATCCCAGACAACGACGAACCTGGGCGCAAACACGCACTCCAAGTCGCAGAACACCTCCACGGCACGGCTCAAGCTATCATCATTGCCAATATATGTAGTGGCCTTAAAGACAAGGCAGATATGGTGGATTGGTTCCAGGCCAACCCCCGCAAACTGCACAAGGTGGGAGAGATCGTCAGCGGCATCGACGCATGGGAACCTGGCGACGACATCGAAGACGCCGACGACGATGCGATCCAGTGGATACTGCCCCACCAAATGCACTACGTCATGGACGCAAACTGGACAGTCAAAGACCTCATCCCAGCCACAGGACTAGGTGCCGCCTACGGAAAACCAGGATCAGGCAAGACGTTCTGGGCTTTGGATCTCGCCATGCACATTGCATCAGGCAAAGGATACGCCAACAAACTTACGAAACACGGCCCCGCAGCCTACATCGCACTAGAAAGCGGAAGGCGATTCCAAAACAGAGTAATGAAGTGGTCTGAAGAAAACGACACCAATATGAACAATGTTCCGTTCATTATTACGCCAGACCAGATTAATCTATTAGATCCCGACAAGGATGCGGAGCGCATTATAAAAGGTCTGCGACGGCAACAGAGACGGTTCGGTGAGCCGTTCAAGTTGGTGGTCATAGATACGCTGTCCCGCGCAATGGCAGGCGGCAACGAGAACAGTCCCGAAGATATGACGGCGTTCGTCGCCTCATGCGACAGGATTTGGAAGCAACTGGAATGCTTTGTCCTCATTATACATCATGTAGGGAAAGACGCTGCACAGGGTCTAAGAGGTCATTCAAGCCTGCTGGGTGCCGTTGATACAGAAATTGAGGTGACATCCATCGACGGCACTGAAGGCGCTTATAAAGCGTTCAAGACACTCAAGCAGCGCGACGGTGAAGATAACCTGGAGTTCGGATTTAAACTCAATCCCCACACAATAGGCGTCGATACGGACGGTGAGCAGTTGACGACATGCGTTGTTGAGCATGTAAGCCATAGTGATATGCCGGTGACCAGGCGCAAGGCAAAGGGTCCGACAGGTGCCAACCAGAAAGCCGTATTCAAAGCCATTAAGCAGGCCGTGGATATCTATGGACAAGACCGCATTCCAGGGACGGGATATCCAACCCTAAAGACAATCACAGAAGATCAAGCGAGAACCGCCGCCAGTGATCTGCTGACAGGTGATGTTAAGCATAAGGCGTCAAGGTTTAATGAAGCGATGAACGGGCTAATGGGAAATGAATTTATAATGCGTAAAGGAGACATGATATGGCTTATCGAATAAGCACCGAAAACACCGAAAGCACCGATTCGGTGCTACCGCAAATTCGGTGATTTAGCACCGAAAGCACCGAATTGTCTTTAGACATTCGGTGCTCGGTGCAACCGATTGACCAGAAAGCGGGTGTAATGGTTAGAAAAAAGAAATTACATAAGAAATCTGTAAATAGTGATCATGGACCGATTGAGAAATTACAGCATGGTGAGTTCATAGAGATTGAGACGACTGTCGCTGGGGTTAAGGCCATAAGGAATGCAACGCATGATCCAATAGCGTATTACCAGCGTAAAGGGCTAATTAGTCAAAAGCAGTTTGAAGCTGCTGAAATTTTTGCACAGGATTATCACAAGGCTGCGCTTGTGGCGCATTATGCCAAGATGCGGCTGGATCATATGCCGACAGGTGATATGCCCGTGCAGGTGCTCGAAGCAGTATATGGTGCAAGGTCGCGTGTCCTGTCGGCAATGAAGTTTGTGGGCAAACCGCTGGACGGTATTGTCCAGATTGTTTGCGGTGAAGGCAGAACCGCAGGAACCTGGGACAGGGTGCAGAAGTCAACAAGGCCAGATCGTGACGGCATGGTTGCTTTGCGATTGGCCCTCGATGCGCTAGTTGATCATTATCGATTATGATCTAGTAATGTCTCCTTGAATTGAGGGTGCATGATCGTGTAGAGATTTATCAAGATGGACGTTTTGTCTATAGTTTCCTGAAATTAAAAAAATATTAGAAAGGGTCAGCGTTTCCCAGGCGCTGGCTTTTTAGGTTATCAATGCCCAAAGAAAAAAAACGCAAGCCCAGACCAACAAAGAAAACGCCGGAGGTTATCGAAGAGGTGTTGGAGCGTGTCGGTAACGGTGAGACACTGATGAGCATCTTCGAGGATGATCACCTCCCCTCTCGCATTGCCTTTTGGGCATGGTGTAACAAAGACAAGGAACTTGATGACCTGGTGTTCAGAGCGATCCGGCGTGGAAAACTTGTTCATGCTGATATTGCCGCAACCACTCAAATGAAGATTATGAACGGTGATCACGATGACGATCCCAAGACGTTGCAGGCAAAAGTCACTGCCGCAAATAATCTTGGGCATCAGGCATTGGCTCAACTGTCAAAGCTGGACAGCCGGTTTAAGGATAAGCAGGAGATAACTCACAACGGACCTATGGTCATTGGATGGGATGTTTCTGAAGTAAAGGAAGATAATGAGCCTGATAAGGTTCTGACCGATCAAGAGTTGGATATAATCACAGATGAGACTGTCTTAAACTAGCAGTTGAAGCTGACGTGACTTAACGTTGTCGCGCACGAAGGCGACGGATCTCTGGCATTTATAAAGGAAGATTGGTTGACGCATTGGGACAGTCCACTGTCTCTGCTGGGTCTACACTATGCACGTTCTCTCCCTGTTGTTTGGTGTAGGCCCAGCATCTCTGCTGGCTTCAGGATCCATTGACACGCTCAAAGTGGTTCCTCTTAGATTTGGACAGGTCGCGCTATCAGAAATTATTCTGCTCTGGATGGGAGGGCGGGTCCGACCAGGGGTACACCGAAAAAGCCGCTGAGTCTGGTATCGTTTAGGGTCCACGGACCAACTCCGACACCGATTTTCCAGAGGAACTGCCTATGGTCCGTAACTATCGGAAAGAATACGACACCTACCACGCCAAGCCTGCCCAGAAGAAACGCCGTGCAGGCCGGAATACGGCCCGTCGACGCATGGAGCGTGAGGGTAGTGTATCGAAGGGTGACGGCAAGGATGTTGACCACAAGAACCGCAATCCTAATGACAATTCAAGGGGCAATTTGCGTGTTCAGAGTAAGTCGCGGAACCGCTCAAGGAATACGATCCTGGGGCGTAGGCGCACTATTTTAGGAGGCTAATGATGGCTTTGAAGAGCAAGAAAACGTCCCCGAAGAAGGAGCCTGCCAAGCGCAGGGCCAGAGCGAAGAAGGCTGATGGAACTTTTATGGCTGATGATCCGTCGACGCCGGATGTTAATGAGGCTTTTGTCCAGACGGAGGTGCCGGATTTGGTTGCGACTGAGCGCGAAGCGCAGAGAGCGAAGCCTTCTGGGGTGCGGTCTTCGTATCGGCGGTTAGGCGGGAAGCTGGTAGAGGTTTGAGGTGGCGTTTTGAGGGTGTTTTAAGCCCTGAAGACGCTGAAGATCTTGCATCTGTCCCGAAATATCTGGATTTCAGCCATGAAACAGTTGGGCCTTTGGTGGACCTCGTTTACGGCGTGGCTGATATATGTACGGGTGCGCCTTCGTATTGCCGTGTGGAATGCCGGAAAGAGGGTCATCCCTGGCATATTGACACGGGAACGAGCGGTCACATGGCGTGGTGTTCGGTTTCAGCTAGTGTCCTTCTTACGCCGCCTGATGCGTTTGACGGGGGCGGGTTTTATTTCGCTGATGCGCCGGATGCGCCGATTTTTCACTATTTGGATCTTTTAATTTACGACGATGCTGCGGAGAACCGACATTGTGTGGCGCGGAATAGCGGGGGGCGTTCTGTTTTGTTGATGTTCTTTGGGAGAGAGAACGTTTGACATGCAGAAAATTATTATTCCTTACAAGCCCCGGCCTTTGCAGGCCAAGTTTGATGAAAATCGTCGACGTTTTAATGTGGCTTCATGTCATAGGCGTTTTGGTAAGACGGTTATGGCGATTAACTGGTTATTGAAGGAGGTTTTGAGTTCCAGGCATCCCAGAGCACAGGGGGCGTATATTGCGCCGACTTATGGTGCGGCGAAAAGAATTGCGTGGGTGATGTTGCGTGATTATGCCGGTGTTATCCCTGGCGTGAAGTTTAATGAGGCTGAATTGCGGTGTGATCTGCCGGATGGCAAGCGCATTTGGCTTTTAGGGGCAGAAAATCCCGATTCGCTTCGTGGGCTTCGCCTTGATC